CGCACTTGCTTGATTACCAAACAAGAATACTAACGAAGATGCCAGCCATAGAGCCTCTCCACCTTTAGCCTTAATTGTTGGTTGTCCGAATGGATTGTCAGGAAGAGCAACCCATGGCTGATTTACAACAACCAAAGTATTATAATACGGATAGTCTTCTTTCTTAGACTTAGAAATTCTTGAGTGAACTCCCATACCAATCTTGTCTGCAAGTGTTGCTGCATTATGTTGTTTACCACCTTTACCATCGAAAGTCATCTTACAAGGGATTGAACCCACCGAGTCCCAAAGGAATAAGATTGATTGTTGAATCTCACCTTTCTCTTGAGCATCCAATACTTCATTAATGAAATCAGTGACTTGTTCGATATAATCAAAACCATCGTTAAAGATGAAGTCACCATCCCACTCTCCGTCGGAGTTCTTCTTGGCATCCAAACCTAATTCAACTGCGTGTTCCCAACTCCATTTCTTTTCGGTAATAATAAAAACAGGTAAGTGTCCCTTCTTTTGAGCATCTGCCGCTGCCAAAATCATTGCGGTTGTCTTAGAACTATTACTGTGTCCCAAGAACATATTAATACCTCCCATAACAGGACCCGGTAATCCACTAGCACTTAAGAAAGCATCACCACAAAAATAGTAGTTAGTTTCTTTATATTTTGTTTTTGTTGAGAACTTATCTTTAAATCCTCCACTTTCTTTTTTCTTAATTCCCGCCATTTTCTATTTTTTTAATGTTTGGTAATCTACTTTCTTTTGTTGTAATGTAGAACGAATGATCTTCTTCATATATCACACCAATCTCTTCTTTGTGGAATGTCACTAAAGTAAAATTTGTTTGTCCGTCCTCAGTTTCACTTTTTAACATTCCGAATAAGATTGTATCACCAATTTGTTTACCTCTACCTGAAAAGTAATTCTTGTTTTCTAATTCACTCAACAGTTCATAAGACAATACTCTATTGTCTCTTAATTGTAAGTCAATTTCTTCTTTGAATGTCATATAATAAAAATTAAGGGTGGGAATAAAATCCCACCCGTTATAAATTAAAATGGTAAATCACCATCTGGTTCGTCGTCAGCCTGTATATCAATGATAGGTGATTTTACACCTCCAATTGATGTTGTAGCTTCTTCGTCGTTACCATATACGTAACCACCTTTTTCACTATCCCAACGTGGAGATTCTCCTCTTGCAATCGCTTCAAGATACTCAACAGGTTTCTTAGAATAAACATCTAACCAAGTTAATTCATCATTAACCCAAGCCTTTGCTTGATCTGCCTCATCATGAACAGGTGTTGGATCATCATACATAATAGTTTGTACTGTTGTATATTCCTTACCATTACCTGTTTTAGATTTTGATAATTCAATAATCAAATCACGACCTTTTTCAGGATCAGTGATATCACCCTTGTTTCTCCAAATAGGAATGATTTTATCTAAAATACCTTCGTTCTTATAATTGTGTTTAAATCTCCAAAACTTTGGACCATCTTCTTCACGGTCTCTATCAATTAATTTAACAATATAGAATTTACGTGATCTGTATTGTTTAGCTAATTCTTTGTCTGATTCTTTACCTGTAGAAATCAACTCTTCATAAACCTCATTTAAAGGTGAACGTTCGTTGTCATTTTTTCCTGGATCGTAGAATTTTTGCCATTTTCCACCAACTTGAATTTCGTGGTACCACGCCTCTTTAAATGGTGATGAACCATCTGGTGTTGGTAAAATTCTAATTTTTCTTGAACCTGTTTTTTCTTTGTCGTCTAAGATAAGAGCGAAGTATTTCTTCATTCTTTCATCTTGAGACATTTTAGATTGGGAACCCCCTGAAGCTTGCTTCGATTTTTCGTACTGTGCCAATACGGCGTCTAATGAACTCATGTTTTTTTTGATTTAAGTTTTATAAATTGATATACAATAAATATAATCAAACATTGTTCATAGGTCAAATAAAAAGGACCACTTTTGTGGTCCTGATATTTATTTCTAATAATTTCCTAAACTTTTTGTACCTTGTGAATGTGGTTGGAATGTATCCTTGATTTCACTTGTATTCACTCCTGTTACTTCGTCAGGTGTTAAAACATAGTCTCTTTTTCCTGTCATTTCCATCTCTTCTTCTTTTTCATCGAAGAACTGAGAAAGTTTTTGATTGAATGGATAAGAATCGTAACTTCTTAATTCTAGTTTTTCTTCAGGAGTTTTAACTCTGTATTTTTCAATCTTATTCTCAATTGAATTTAATCTAGCCATGATACTGTCCATCTCAGATAGTTTAGATTCTAATGATGATAATTGATTGAATAAGTTTTCAAAATAATCATCTTGTTTAGATTCAATTTTCTTTTGTGAGTCTACAAGATCTGTTATTTCTAATTCCTCTGTTCCACCCTCTTCAGTTGTTTCTTCACTTTTCCCTTTAGCATCAATCTTCTCAACATCAGGGTCAGTTGCAACATCAATTTTTTCAGGTGTTGCTGCCGCATCTGCTGCTGGTGGTGCCGCAGCATCTGCAGGTGCCTCAACATCCGGTATTGTAGGTATGGCTGCCGCTTCTTGCTCCATTATGTATCTGTTCACTTTATTGAACTTTTCTATTTCTGCTATGATTTTTTTATCTAAACTCATTTGTTATCCATTTAATAGTTGTTTAACTCCGTGACGAGTTTCAACCTTTACTCTTTTATTTATTGTCATGGTATTCTCAACTCTCTCAATGAGACCATCTTTCATACGAACTGTGTAACAGTCTCCTGTATCAAGATCGCAAACTTGTTTTGAACCATCACCATTATCCATTTCAGAATATCTTGATGATTTTCCTAAATAGTTATCTAAGGCTTGTTTAATATCCATATAGTTTTATTTATAAATATATTGTTATCGTCAAATTACCCCTTGAACAACATATGTAGTAAAGTTTTGTAGTTTAGTATTATCAACACCTCCGTTCTGAAAATAAGCTTGTGCCGTTGCTTCTAACTTGACAGTATAAGCACCTGCATCACATCCATCAATAATATCCACAATATCAAATGAAATACTTTGTTGGTTTTGAGATATATCACCTGATGTTTGACTCGATGCAGTTGTTCCAAAACATTGTAAATTGTATTTACCTGTAAATATTTTCCAAATTCCTGCATCAGGTTTTATCGTAAATGTTACTTTTGTTATTTTACCATTCGCATCTTTATCGGTTGTAGTATTGAAAATGTTCTCTCTTGGTGGTCTCGTATTTGGTAGACAATCCTTCCCATTAATTCTAATATTCGGCCCTCCGTTCGGATAACAAATTTGACATGGGTTTTGATCAATCTGATTATATGTTGAAACGTTAACAACATCGCCAGGTAAAAGGTTTCTTGTTGGACAATCATAGTTCATAACCTTATACATCATATTGTATTTGTATTCAGAATACTCAGAAACCACAACTCTGAAAAATAACGATCTACTCGTAGGGTCTGCAGCTAAATCACAAGTATTTCTAAATCCTTTCGTTGTTGTAAATGAATATCCATTGTTTTGCCCTAACGCTTTTGGTGTCAAATTTGTTTCTCCTATCAATACCTCAGCCCCTTCAGTTGTTAACAAATATATTTTTAATTTGTATTCTTTTGATAAAGGTGATGACCCAATGTTACCTTCGACTTTCAAGACTCCATTTGATAATGTTGAAACGTTCAATGTGTATGAATTTGGGTTTGCAGAACTTAATATTGTTCTGTCATCGGCGTTGTTTGTGATTGCAGGGTTTACTTGTTGACCTGAAGGGGTAGTTGCTGTGGTTGAAGTCGTAGTATTCACTTGTTGACCTGAAGGGGTAGTTGCTGTAGTTGTTGTTACATTAGTTGCAAGATTTACACCGAGTCTTGGGAAAACTTCAGTTATGGATTTCATCGCTTTAACAATCTTCGCCTTAACTTCTTTTCCTTGATTGGTCTCGAAATCCTTTTTCTCTTTGTCGGTACTACGAACAACAGGCCAAAAAGTTTTATATTTTTCGTACATTGCATCCGCAGTAGGTACAATAGTATTTGAAACCAATTGTGATCCATTGAATTCTCTTCCAACAAATAATTTGTCATACATAAAGTTTACAAACTTTTCTGTCGTCTCAAACTTCGCAAACGGTT